ACCATCAAGGCAGCGGGGGCAACCGTATGAAACTGGAAGCATCACTCAAACATTTTAGCCCTCAGGGCATGCACATCAGCGACGACGTGAAAGGAACCTCTCCGGACCGCCTTACAGGAACAGATGTAATGGCGGCCATTGGTACCACCAGCAGTCGAGCGCGGTTTGGCCTGGCTGCCTTCTTTGGTAAGACCGGGATCAGCAAAAGCGATGAGCAGTTGGCTGTACAGGCTCTGGCGCGTCATGCAATGGAATCAGCGCCCAGGAATGTACGTAAAGCAGCTGCAGGCGAGTTTGGCTGGTGCATGCAGGTGCTCGCACAATTCGCCTTTGCCGAATACTCCCGTTCAGCGGAAACCAGCGTGACGTGTCACAGCTGCGGCGGCAGCGGATTAACCTCTCAGTATGAAGATGTGATCAAACATCCTGGAGTCTTCAACTCTGAGGGAATGGAAATCGTCCCGCCGAAAATCAAGCACGAACTGGTCAAGCGTAAATGCGCGGCATGTAACGGTAAAGGTGAGCTGTTGGCTCGATGCCGCTGCGGCGGAAAAGGTGAGGTGCTCGATCGCAAAGCCACAAGCGAGCGCGGCGCGCCGGTGTTTAAAACCTGCGAGCGCTGCAGCGGAAATGGGTTTTCTGCCGTATCATCTGCAACTGTCCATCGCGCCATTTTGAAGAGACTCCCGGATCTCCATCAGTCTTCGTGGTCACGTAACTGGAAACCATTTTATGAGAGGTTGGTTGATACGCTGATCAAAGGTGAAAGGCAAGCGGCGGAAGAGTTTGAGAAGGCTACCCGTTATTGATGCGATCGAAGCAAATGACAACATTTTTTTACTTTATAGCGTTGACTTTGCATAAGGTTGTCCTGTAAGCTTCAAATCGTGGGATATAACGCCTACACGAAATCAAACCCGCCTCCGAGCGGGTTTTTTTATGCCTAAATTTGGTCGCCGCGAATGAATACATTCATCATTTGTGCATCCGGACCGTCTCTCAATAAATCAGATTGCGAACTGATCTCCGGATCGGGGCTGCCGGTTATTGCTGTTAACTCCACCTGGCAAGCCGTGCCTGATTGTGAATACATTTACGCGGGTGATCTGCGCTGGTGGGATGCAAACATCGATGTTCTGCCGTCCTCCGCCTCTCGCTGGACCTGTAATTACCGGGCTCATAAACGCTATGGGCTAAATCTGTTTGATACAGATACCCGGTGGGCCTTCAACTCCGGGCAGCGCTCGATTCTGTTTGCTGCCAGCCAGGGGGCGAAAAATATCATCCTGTTAGGGTTTGACTGCTCCATTAATGGCGGTAGTCACTGGCATGGTGATCACGTCGGGCTGGATAATCCTACAGCAGAGAGTATCACTCGATGGCGCGGGGAGTTTGCCAATACCGCCAGAGCGCTGGCCGGTAAGGTGAATATCATCAACAGTAGCCGCCAGACAGCGCTTAAGTGCTTCCGGCGTCTCGGCCTCAATGAGGCTTTACACGAGGTAGCAAGTTAAACGTTCCTCTATTCATTGAAGGCATGCTGGGCATGGGTGACAACATCTACCAGCGCGCTTTCGTTAAGCAGTTGCTCACTGATGAAGGTATCAGGCGCTGGTTTGCAGAGCAGGGCTTCGAATGCGTGGAACACAACAAAATCGAGTGTGAGCTCGGGCGCAAAGATGTTGGTACTTACGCTTTCAGGCGTACTTGAGTTAACCCTCATTTTGCCCGCTTCGGCGGGCTTCTTTTTCAGGCTACGGGAATCATCCTCGACGTGCTTTGTGTTAACCAGCCCGATAGCCTGAACCCTACACACGGAAAATATATGTCTGATCCATTAACTGTAGCTGGTGGGTTTGCTGCCGGGACTGTGGGGGTGACGCTTGCCACTCTGTTTCCCGAAGCCACTCCCGGCGTAATGCTTTTCTCCCTGGGAGGCGCTGCGCTCTATGTGTTGACGTCTGAGCCGCACCAGATATGGAAACAGGCGGTATTCGCGATTATTTCGTTTCTTGGTGGCGTCTCGTTCGCGGTGCCTATGGCGACAATTATGGCTGGCGTTATTAATTCAGCACTGAGTTTGCTGACACCACCAGTGACCATCGAAGTATCACCAAATATCGGCGCGCTGGTGGCTGCATCCATTTCGGTCGCTATCCTTCTTCGCATTTTGTCCAAATCCAAAAACGGGAGCCTTCCCGGACTGGATGGGGGTGATGAATGATATGGGATTCGCTGATTCTTCACGCAAACGCGGTGGTTTGCCTGCTGATAATGTTCCGTCTGATGTTCTTCAACAAGACGGGAAAATCATACCGGCGTGGCGTCTCATTGTTCGCGTATCTGATAATTCTGTCAGCCGGGTATACCGCATTCCGGATCATCCACGGCGATTACATGCAGGTTGACCCTGGTGAATTCATGCTGAATGCGACGGTTTGCGTTGCGGTATGGGTTGCAGGTGGAAACCTGGCAAGATTTTTGAGGGCAACGTAATGCAAACCAGCGATAAAGGGATTTCCCTGATTAAAGAGTTTGAAGGATGCAAGCTTGCCGCTTACCAGGACAGCGTAGGTGTCTGGACGATTGGTTACGGGTGGACTCAGCCTGTCGATGGAAAGCCAATTTGTGCCGGGATGATGATTAAACAGGAGACAGCAGAGCGCCTTCTGAAAACTGGGCTGGTCAGCTACGAAAATGATGTCTCGCGCCTGGTCAAGGTTGGGCTGACTCAGGGGCAGTTCGATGCGCTGGTGTCGTTCACGTATAACCTTGGTGCTCGCTCCCTGTCGACATCGACCCTCCTGCGCAAACTCAACGCCGGTGATTACGCTGGCGCTGCCGACGAGTTCCTGCGCTGGAATAAAGCCGGTGGCAAAGTCCTGAACGGGCTGACCCGTCGCCGGGAGGCAGAGCGGGCTCTGTTCCTGTCATGATTGGCGCGCTGGTTAAGCGTTACTGGTTACAGCTGCTGGTGCTGGTGTTAATCGGCGTGCTGGCGCTCCTCGTGAACCACTACCGCGACAATGCCATCACCTACAAAAACCAGCGCGATAAGGCGACTCGTAAACTCAGCCTGGCAAACGCCACCATCAAAGACATGCAGACCCGCCAGCGCGATGTCGCTGCGCTGGATGCCAAATACACGAAGGAATTGTCCGATGCGAAAAAGCGGCTTGATGATCTGCAGCGTTGTGTTCGCGATGGTAAGTGTGGGCTGCACGTCAACGCCAGATGTCCCACGAACGGAACGACCAGCACCGGCGGCATGGTCGATGCTACCGGCCCCCGACTTACTGACTCCGCTGAACGGGATTATTTCACCCTCAGAGAGCGAATCGCCACAGTGACGAAGCAGGTCGGTTATCTGCAGGACTACATCAAAGAGCAGTGTCTTAAATGATTCGTTACCCAAATAACAGAGCCTGACTTCGGTCGGGCTTTTTTATGTCCGCAGTAAACCGCGCATTCTCGTGCGCATATCAACCAAGAGCCTTTCGGGGTAGAGCTTGAGATAGGGCAGTGGTAACGCTGACCGCTCTTGGGCTGCCCGTATCTACGAGAACAGGCTCAACCACCAAAAGGTATCAGCGAAATGAAATCATTAACCCTCTTCAATCAACCAATCCGTGTCGGGGAAGACGGCATGATCTGCCTCACCGATATGTGGAAAGCCAGTGGCAAAAGTGATGCTGAGTCGCCTTACCACTATCTGCGAAACAAGCAGACAAAAGAGTTCCTGGCCGAGCTGGAGAAAAACCACGAATCTGTGGTTTTCACTGAGCGCGGTGTACACGGTGGAACATATGGCGGGAAGTTTGTTGCTTACGATTATGCGGCTTGGTTAAACCCCGGGTTCAAGTACGCGGCCTATAAAGTCCTCGATGACTACTTCACTGGAGAACTTCAGCATCGCAACAGCTTAAGTGCGCAGCTCAACATGAAGTGCCATGAGTTTGACCAGAAAAAGGACATGGCGAGCTTCTGCGGACAAGGACTCGCAGCATGGCGTTATACGAAGCCTGTATTGGTCGCTGAGATTAACACCCTTGCTAACCAGCTGCAGATTACGATCCCAGGGCTTCAAGGATGAATAATCGCGTCATCGAATGTGCCTCCAGAGCGGGGCGAGACTTCTCTGAGTTCATGAAAGGCGAGAAGGGCATGATGGAAGTGCTGGCCTCGGTTGATCAGTTTGGCGAGCAACTCCGTCTCAACGGCTGCGTCAATCATCACTTTGTCAGTTACATGATGAGGAACTCGATCATGCAGGCATTCATGGACATGGCAAACGCCGAGAAGAAAGAAGAGCGCCGCCGTAAAAGAGCGGAAGCAAAAACGAAGTAGCCATTACAGAAGCTCTTCACTGAGGGGCTTCGATAATGGAGCACTGGAATTATTCATGAACAGACCACACCCACCAGCGCATTTTACGATGCCACCTGACCCGAAGCCGTACATCAGCATAATGCCCGCTAATGACGTTGGCGAGTGGCTGAATCAGCACATCCTGAGCGATGAGGGTGACCTCTACAACCCTGACCACCAGCATTTGCTTGAAGCGGATCTGTGCTTTCTCTGGGCGTCGAACGCTTTCGAGAAGAAAGGGCGTTCCGTGCTGGGGCAGGCGGAAGAAGTGGCAATGCGGGCCGGAGGCTGGCAGAAAGCGCGGATGGAGCAGCAGATGTATGAATGGTTCGGCAGGGTGCCGCAGTTCATCATCACGCTGGCCGCCGATTACTGTTCGCAATGTTCCGATCTGGAGTTCTGCGCGCTGATAGAGCACGAGCTTTATCACATCTGCCACGCGACAGATGAATTTGGCGCGCCGAAGTTCACGCAGGAAGGGCAGCCAAAGCTGAAGTTGCGCGGCCATGACGTGGAAGAGTTTGTGGGCGTGGTTCGCCGTTACGGTGCGAGCCGGGACGTGCAGGAAATGATTGATGCGGCGAATCAGCCAGCGGAGGTTGCTCATCTCGATATTGCCAGAGCGTGCGGGACGTGCATGTTAAAGCTGGCGTGAATTCTAGACTGGTATGGACGGATGGTGAAATATGGCTGCTTTAAAACCGGAAGTAAAAGCCTTCATCATTCAATCGCTTGCGTGCTTTGATACTCCTTCTCAAGTTGTCGAATCCGTCAAGAAAGAGTTTGGGTTAACTATTTCTCGCCAGCAAGCCGAAGCACACGACCCAACCAAGGCTAGTAGCAAAGGTTTAGCCAAGAAGTGGATCGAGATGTTCCACGCGACACGCGAACGATTCCTGACCGAAACCAGTGACATTCCGATAGCGAACAAATCCTATCGGCTCCGCGTGCTTGACCGCATGGCAACCAAAACCGAGGGGATGAAAAACTTCTCCCTGACGGCGCAGCTGATTGAACAGGCCGCGAAAGAGGTTGGAGACGCTTACACCAATAAGCTGAAGGTTGAAAGCACTGGCAAGGATGGCGGCCCGATCAAGACCGAGACGACCAGCCTCACCGCAGATCAGGCCGCAGAGATTTACCGCAAGATGATGGGGTGATCATGCCTCTCCCGTTTGAATTCGATTTCAGAAACCCTGATTACCAGATGGTTTTTGAATGGCGGATGGAGCGCTTACAGCGCATTCGCCAGAACCCTGAAATGCTGCCAGCGCTAAAGCAGTTTTACCGCACCAACCCGGCCCAGTTCATCATCGACTGGGGCATGACGACGGACCCGCGTAACCTCGATTATGGCCTACCTGCCACCATCCCGTTTTTGCTGTTCCCCCGCCAGGAGGAATGGATTCACTGGATCATGGACAGGCGCGCCAGTCTTGAGCATGGACTGACAGAAAAAAGCCGAGAAATGGGGCTGAGCTGGACTTCTGTCGGCCTTGCCTGCTCCCTGTGTCTGTTTAACAAAGATATGGTGATTGGTTTTGGTAGCCGTAAAGAGATGTACGTGGATTCCACGAGCGACCCAAAATCACTTTTCTGGAAAGCAAGAAAATTTATTGAACTGCTCCCGGTAGAGTTTCGCGGTGGCTGGAATGAAAAAAAGCACTCCAGATTCATGGAGGTGGAATTTCCGGAATCAGGGGCAATCATCAAGGGAGAGGCTGGCGATAACATTGGCCGTGGTGACCGTACCACGCTTTATTTCGTGGATGAGTCAGCATTCCTTAAACGGCCATTACTCATCGACGCTGCGCTCTCTCAGACGACCCGCTGCCGTATCGACCTGAGCTCGGTTAACGGCATGGCGAACCCGTTCGCGCAGAAGCGTCACGGCGGGAAGATACCGGTATTCACATTCCACTGGCGAAATGACCCGCGCAAGGATGAAGAGTGGTATCGCAGGGAATGCGAGAAAATCGACAATCCGGTGGTGGTAGCGCAGGAGCTTGACCTGAACTACAGCGCATCTGCGGAAGGCGTCCTGATCCCGTCCGATTGGGTACAGGCTGCCGTCGACGCTCATATTAAGCTGGGCATCCAGCCCACAGGCAAACGACTGGGCGCGATGGACGTCGCCGACGAAGGCCGGGACAAAAACGCCTTTTCGACCCGTCACGGCTTCCTCCTGGAGAACGTGCGGGAATGGTCCGGCGTGGGCAGCGACATTTACCAGTCCGTTGAGAAGGTCTTCGGCTTTTGCGAACAGGACAACCTCGAAGAGTTTCGCTTCGATGAGGACGGTCTGGGCGCTGGCGTTCGCGGCGATGCGCGCGCCATCAACGAACTGCGTAACGCTGCACGCCGACCGTCAATACTCGCCACACCGTTTCGCGGTAGCGGCGCGGTGTTTGATCCGGACGACGAAGCGGTGCGCGGCGACAACGGACAGGCCGCCCGTCTGAACAAGGACTTCTTCGCTAACGCCAAGGCCCAGAGCTGGTGGCGGTTACGCAAGCTTTTCCAGAACACCTATCGCGCCGTGGTTGAGGGCATGGCCTACAACCCGGACGAAATTATCTCAATCAGCAGCGCCATGGCGAGCAAAGACAAACTCATCATCGAGCTGTCGCAACCGACCTATTCCATTAACGGTGTGGGGAAAATCGTTGTTGATAAACAGCCTGACGGCACCAAGTCGCCGAACCTCGCCGACTCGGTGATGATCAGCTACGCGCCAATGAATTCAGCCCTGAACATCTGGGAGCTGCTAGGGAGACAGGCCTGATGGCACGAAACAAGCAAGCCTCTCAGCGAACGGCGCAGGCCACCGCTGATGGATATGAGAACTTTGTCGCCCGCGTGGGGATGCAGACGCCTAACCAGCATTCAGCATCGACCTACCGGGCGAACTTCACCAGCCGCAACCGCATGCTGGTGGAATGGTCATATCGTTCGTCCTGGATCATCGGCGAAGCGGTCGACGCTATCCCGGACGATATGACCCGGAAAGGCATTCGCATCACTTCGGAGATTGATGCCAAAGACCGTGGCACTCTCGAAGCGCAGCTGGACGAGCTGCAGATCTGGGATGCGCTGAACGATGTGCTGAAATGGTCGCGTCTCTACGGCGGCGCGGTTGGCTTCATCATGATTGAGGGGCAGGCACCAATGACCCCGCTGCGGCTCGAAACCATTGGAGAAGGCAAGTTTAAGGGCATTCTCCCGCTCGACCGCTGGATGATTAACCCGGTGCTGACCCGCCGCATTAAAGAGATGGGGCCGGATCTCGGTAAACCTGAGTTTTACGACGTGGTGACCACTGCAACGGGCATCCCAGCCTGGCGCATCCATCACAGCCGCCTGATTCGCTTCGATGGTGTGACACTGCCATTCCAGCAGAAGATGACCGAAAACGAATGGGGAATGTCGGTTGTAGAGCGTATCTGGGATCGGCTTACTGCGTTCGACAGCGCCACTGTCGGCGCGGCGCAGCTGGTCTATAAAGCGCATCTGCGGACCTACAAGGTGGAAAAACTCCGTGAGCTTATTGCTCTGGGCGGCCCGGCATTCGAGGCGTTGCTTAAAAACATTGATCTGATTCGCCAGTTTCAGAGCAATGAAGGCATGACGCTAATGGATTCCAAGGATACCTTCGAAACCCACCAGTACAGCTTCAGTGGTCTGGATGACATTCTTTCGCAGTTCGCTGAGCAGATCAGCGGTGCCGTTGGTATCCCGCTGGTACGCCTGTTCGGTCAGTCCCCGAAAGGCTTCTCTACTGGTGACGCAGACCTCGCCAACTATTACGACCGGGTGAGCTCATTGCAGGAGCGCCGCTTACGGCTGCCGATGCGCCGCATACTGGACATTATGCACCGCTCGGAACTCGGTAAGCCGCTGCCGGACGATTTCACGTTTGAGTTTAACCCGCTATGGCAAATGTCTGACGTTGACCGCTCAACGGTGGCCGTAAATACCACCACCGCGATCAGCACCGCGCTGGGCGACGGATTGATGACGCGTAAGGCGGCGATGACCGACCTGCGTGAAAACTCTGACGTCACTGGCATCGGGGCATCCATTACCGACGAGGACATAGAGAATGCCGAAGACGAAGCGCCGCCAGGCATCGGCGAACTTGGCGACAAACCGCCAGAGTCGCCAGGCGGAGATCCGATATCGAACGAGCCTACGGCAGATAGCGCGGGCGGTCGGGGATATCGTAAATGGGCGCTACGATGGTTCAAACGATAGCGTTACCGAAATAATGGATGCGCTGGAGCGCTACAGCGAAATCATCACCCCCTGGGCGACGAAGGTTGCTGAGAACTTCACCGCAGACATAGCGCGCCAGAATGAAAAGCAGTGGCGTCAGCACAGCCGGAACATCAGCGCAGAGTTGCGCAACATGGTTGACCGCGCCCCGGTAGGCCAGGTGATGAAATCCATCGTTGCCGAGCAAATTAAGTACATCAAATCGCTGCCTCTTGAGGCCGCAGATCGGGTGTATGACATTCAGAACAAGGCCATCGAGGCCGTTGTGACTGGTGGCCGCGCTGAGTCATTCGCGAAAGAGATAGCGGCGTCAGGTGACGTGTCACGCTCGCGAGCGAACCTTATCGCCCGTACAGAGCTTGGACGTGCAACCGGCGCGCTGGATCAGGCGCGTGCGCTGTCAATCGGCTCGAATGGTTATATCTGGCGTACAGCTGAAGATGGCGACGTCCGGCATTCTCATCGGGAGATGGAGGGTAAATTTGTCGAATGGGGCCGACCTCCAACGCTTGACGGTATGACCGGTCACGCTGGTGAGCTACCGAACTGCCGCTGTTACAAAGAAATCGTCTTCCCCAACCCTCATTCTTATCTCGCCTGAATCGCAGGTAAAACATGAAATATTTTTTCAATACCCGGCTGGGGGAAACCCGCTATCAGCTGGCTGACGGCTCGCTGCTGTGCAAAGACGTGCCGATAGGTCGAACGGGTAAGCAGCTCTACGGCGCTGCCGATCTGCCAAACCTCAAACCCGACAAACTCGGCGAGATAGTCGTAACGCGCTCTCCTGAGCAGGTATTCCATCCGGCCACGCTCGCCTCATTCGAAGGGATGAGCATCACGATCCTGCATCCTGAAGATGAAAACGGGAATGTGCGGCTGGTGAACCCCGAGAACTGGAAAGAGCTTGCGGTCGGGCATCTTCAGAACGTGCGGCGCGGGACAGGTGATCAGTCTGATTTGATGCTGGCTGACCTTATCGTCAAAGACGAAAGCGCCATTCAGCTTATCGAAGATGGCTTGCGCGAAGTGTCGTGTGGCTATGACGCGGAGTACGAGCAGACCGAGCCAGGTAAAGCCGAGCAGGTCGATATTACCGGAAACCATGTGGCTCTTGTCCCTAAAGGCAGAGCCGGAAATCGTTGTGCAATTGGAGACAGAGACACAATGGCAAATCAAAAGAAAAGCTGGTGGACCCGCATGCGCACGGCCATCAAAACGGGTGACGCTGACACCATGAACGAACTGCTGGACTCTGCGCCAGCGGCTGTAACGGGTGATGAAGGGGATCTGCCGAGCGGCGTTAACCTCAACATTAACCTTTCACCGCAGCAACCATTACCGGACAAAAAGCCGGAAATGGGCGGAGAGCCAACCGGCGACGGCGAGGATGATATCAAAACCTTGCTCAAAGCCCTGCTGGCTAAGCTGGAAGGAAATGCGACGTGCGATAATGACAATAAGCCTGGCGAAAATGATAACAAAAACCCGACCGGCGACGACGAGGACAAAGAAGAGGAAACCACGATTACCGGTGACTCTGCTTATCGTGCCGAAGTTATCGTGCCGGGTATCGATCTGAGCCGTAAGGTGAAACCGACCGCGTTCAAACGTGATGTGCTGGCTGCCGCTGACAAAACACTGGTTCGCCAGGTTGTCGGTGATGCGGATATCCGCAAATTGCCCAAGCAATCGGTAGATATGGCGTTTAACGCTGTGTCAGAGATTGCCAAAGGGCGAAACACCCGCACCACCACGGGCGATGCACAACGCCAAAATATGGGCATGACCAGCATCGCTTCCCTGAACAAACAAAACGCCGACTTCTGGTCTAACCGCAAAGGATAATCCAATGACTGCATATCTGTACCGGATGCCTGTTGGCATTGCCGGGGCTATCTCTCGCCCGCAGGACTTAACCGTCGAACCGGTGATCCTTAAATCCGCTAACGCCTTCGCTGCCTATGGTCTGGCTGGCAAATACGACGCTGACGGCTTTTTCGTGCCGCTGGCGGACGGTGACACCGCCGACAAGGTGAAGGGTATCTACGTTCGTCCGTATCCGACCACATCGCAGCCAGACATGGTTCGCCAGGTGGGGACGGATAAGAACTTCCCGGGCGACGCCATGAAGCGTGGCTACATGACCGTTAACCTCGGATCTGGCTTCGATGCCAGCACCATCAAAAAAGGCGCGCCTGTCTACGTGGTTGTTTCGCTCGACTCAACCATTGACGTGCCGCTGGGCGGTTTCATGTCCACGTCCGTCAGTGGCAAAAACGTGGCGCTGACCAACGCCGAATTCACAGGGGCCGGTGACGCTAACGGCAATGCAGAAATCTCCTGGAAGATTTAAGGAACAGACGAATGATTACTTTTGATCAGGCAACCGTTGATAGCTCTGGTGCCTTTCTCATCGGGGAGCTGGAGCGACTCGACCAGACGTTGAACCTGCCGCTGGTGGGTTACACCTGGACCCGCGATATTCAGCTGCGTGAAGACGTTTCTATCGCAGATGACATTTCCAGCTGGACTAACACCAGTTTTGGCGCTGCGGGTACTGGCGCAAATCCGAACGGTAAAAACTGGGTAGGCAAAGACTCCACCGCTATTGCTGGCGTGAACGTGGATATCAGCAAAGACGGCAATCCACTGAACCTCTGGGGTATGGAACTGGGCTGGACCGTTGTAGAGCTGGCAGCTGCTCAGCAGGTAGGCCGCCCGATTGATACCCAGAAGTACGACGGGATGCAGCTCAAATGGCAGATGGACAACGACGAGCAGGTTTACATCGGTGATGACGCACTCGGCCTGAAAGGTCTGGCAAACCTCGTCGGTGTGACGCTGAACAACGCGCCGAAGACCTGGGCGAACTCAACCAACGACGAGATCCTCGATAGCGTGAACAGCATTCTGTCTAATGCCTGGGCAGCATCCGGTTATTCCATCGTGCCTTCTGATCTGCGCATTCCGCCAGAGCAGTATTCACTGCTGGCGAGCCGTAAGGTTTCCGAAGCGGGTAACCAGTCACTGCTGACCTATCTGGCTGTGAACACTATCGCTTTCCACCAGAACGGCGTTCCGCTTGAAATCAAAGCGGTCAAATGGCTGAAAGGGCGTGGGGTTGGCGGTAAAGACCGTATGATCGCCTACACCAACGACAAGAAATACGTGCGCTATCCGCTGGTGCCGTTGCAGAGCGTTCCTGTCCAGTATCGCGGTCTGTATCAGATTGCGACCTACTACGGCAAGCTCGGTGCGGTTGAGCCAGTGTACAAAGAAACCCTGTCCTACGTGGACGGTATCTGATAACCAGAACGGCCCCGAAAGGGGCCAGAAGGAAACTGAAAATGGCGAAAGAAAAGCTGGTTACCATCCATGTTCACACCCCGTTTACGCTGACGCTCGGCGATCAGTCAAAACAGGAGTTTGGCCGGGGACGGCATAACGTACCGGAAGAGGTCGCGTCGCACTGGTTCACCCAGGCGCATTCTGAGCTTTCCGAAAGCGTGATTAGCGACACCAATGATCTGCAACCCGTTATCGACAGCCTGCAAGCGCAGATTGCCGACAAAGATAAGCAGATTGTCGATAAAGATCAGCTGATTGCCGATCTGAAAGAAGCACTGCTCAAGCTGCAAGAGCAGAACGACAGCCTGCAAGCGCAGATTGCTGCCGCCCAGACTGGCGGTAATGGGGCGAAAGATGCCAAAGAATCAAAGCCTGCCAACAGTAAGTGATTTTCGCCGCGACTTCCCGCAGTTTGCTGACCCTGCCAAATATCCAGAAGCACAAATCCAGTTTCGTCTGAATCTGGCCGATGTGCTGCTGAGCGAAAACGCCACCGGCAAAGAGTTGTTTCCGTATTTTGCCGAGTTGTTCGTGGCTCACTACATGACGCTATGGGCGGCAGATAGCCGGGCAATGCTGGTTGGCGGCCCGGGCGGTTCAACCAATGGTGTGCAGTCCTCCAAGTCCGTTGACAAGGTAAGCGTCAGCTATGACACCAGCGCGACGCTAAACCCTGACGCTGGCTTCTGGAATAACACCCGATACGGCGCTGAATTTTATCAGCTGATCACGATGTTCGGTGCGGGCGGTCGCCAGCTATGAGTTTCAAAAGCGGTGTAACAACGAGGGTGGATAACGCTCAGGCCATTCTGGATGCGCTCAGGTCGCTAACCAAAAAGGATGTGCTGGTCGGCATCCCTTCGGAAGACAGCGAGCGTGAAGATGTTCCGTTTGGTAATGCGGGGATCGGCTACGTCAATGAATACGGCTCACCGGCGCAAAATATCCCCCCACGCCCGCACCTGATCCCCGGCGTTAAATCGGTAGAGGAACAGACAGTGCCGCAGCTTAAAGCAGCGGCGCAGGCTGCGCTTGATGGTAATGCGGCGGGTGCAGAAAGAGCGCTAAACCGCGCCGGAACGCTGGCCGCCAATGGCGTCAGGCGTTACATGACTATTACCGGCTTTACACCGCTTGCTGATAGCACCGTTGAAGCCCGCGCGCGTCGAGGTCGCAAAGGGGCGAAAGCTGAGTTAGCACGCAGATCGGCAGACGGAAAGCTTAATGCTATCAACCCAGATTCTGGTCAATTGATAAGCAATGAGAATGTAAGGCCGTTGATTGATACCGGACAATACCGCAGAGCCATTACCCATGTTGTGAGGGATAAAGATGCCGACTCTTGATGTAACAGACGTGCTTTTTGACCCCGATTTTTGCGACTTCAACCTGTGGGTAACGCGTCGCGCGCAAACGGTGGACGAGGACGGGATCGGCAGCGACAGCGAAGTTAAAACGCAGTTTGCCGGGGTTGTTACTGTTGATCGCTCTCTGGAAAACCGCCGTATGCAGGCAGGGCAGGTGATCAGCGGTGCAATTCTGATTGTGACGACTGAGCGACTGACGCAGGGACAGACTGGCCGTGATGCCGATATCGTGACGTATCAGGGCCGTGATTATCGTGTGACCTTCGTCGACCCGTATACGGCTTACGGTGCTGGCTTCGTCCAGGCTCATTGTGAATTACTGCCGTTTGATGGGGGAACTCCCATTGAGCAATAACACCAGCACAGAGCGCGGCTGGCTGATACCAACCAGTGGCGATCCGGATTATGACGAAGCGCTCGACAGGCTGCTAAGCCAGTGGATGCGCAATGTTTCCGGCTTGCCGTCTGGAATGGTTCGTCCGCGCTGGCAGAAAAATCAGCCGCCACTGCCACCCGTTGAAACGAACTGGTGCGCGTTTGGCGTTACCGGGTTGCTCATTGATAACAACCCTGCATTCACCAATCAGACCGACGAGGGCGCTCAGCTCTGGCGGCATGAAACGTTCGAGTGCATGGCGTCGTTCTATGGCCCGGCTGGTATGTCTTATGCGTCCCGTTTTCGCGATGGCATATCTGTCCCGCAAAACAATGCTGAGCTGAACGCGCTTGGTTTGTCTCTGGGCGACTATACCGGTCTGACCCCTTTCCCCGAACTTATCAACCAGCAATGGGTTCGCCGCTACGACATGACGGTGCGCCTGCGCCGGAAGGTCGTGCGCGAGTACGGCATTAAATCGCTGGTGGAAGCGCCAGTCACCTTTTTTGGAGAATAAACTATGACGCAGGGCTTACCTGTATCCAACGTTGTAAACGTTGATGTGATCATCTCGCCGAAAGCGGCTACTGGTCGTAACTTCGGCGCGCTGCTGATCCTCGGTTCTTCCACTGTCATTCCAGTGCAGGAACGCGTCCGCCTTTATGCGTCCGTTGAGGACATTGGCGAGGACTTCGGAGTCGACAGCCCGGAATATGAAGCGGCGCAGGTTTTCTTCAGCCAGTCGCCGAAGCCGACGCAGGTTTATGTTGGCCGCTGGGCGAAGACGCTGACCTCTTCCGAAGGTGGAAGCGTGGAAACCATCGTGCAAGCTGTTAATGCCTGCCTGCAGTATACCAACTGGTATGGGCTGGTTGTCGCTGATGATGTTGCTGATGGCGATGATGTGCTTGATGCTGACGACGTGATTGAGGTTGCTAAACTCATCGAAGCGTCCAGCCTGAGCCGCATTTTCGGGGTAACGTCAGCCGACGCTGAGATCATCAGCACGACTTCGACGACCGATGTTGCGTCTAAATTAAAGGCCGGTAAGTATTCCCGTACCTTTATTCAATATTCCACCAGCAGCCCTTATGCGGCGGTTTCAGCTTTCGGTCGCGCGTTTACTGTCAATTTCAACGGCAGCAATACCACCATTACCCTGAAGTTCAAACAGGAACCAAGCGTAACCTACGAAACGTTGACGGTAGGCCAGGCGGCTGCGGTGGATACGAAGAATGCGAACGTGTTCGTGTACTACGCCAACGACACGGCGATTCTGCAACAGGGTGTCATGGCGAACGGTGACTTCTTCGACGAGCGCCACGGGCTCGACTGGTTGCAGAACTACGTTCAGACCAACCTCTATAACCTGCTTTACACCAGCACCACCAAAACTCCGCAGACTGATGCCGGTGCGACCCGTCTGCTTTCCAACGTTGAACAGTCCATGGATCAGTCCGTCACGAACGGTCTGGTAGCTGCTGGCGTGTGGAATGGTGGCCCTATCGGACAGCTGAATTCCGGCGATACGCTGACCAAAGGCTATTACGTGTATGCGCAACCGCTGTCCGAACAGGCGCAGGCCGACCGCGAAGCGCGCAAAGCACCGTTAATCCAGGTGGCCTGTAAGCTGGCTGGCGCAGTTCATTATGCCGATGTGCAGATCAACGTGGTTCGCTAAGGAGCGATAAATGGCAACTTATTCTTTTCTCGATGTAACCGCGTCGCTCACCGGGCCGACCGGCGTTATCGATCTTGGTCAGGGTTCTGCGAACTCTGAGGAAGGTATCACCCAGACCATGGGCGGCAACAAAAACACCATGACCATCGGTGCCGACGGCGAGGTGATGCACAGCCTGCACGCCGATAAGTCAGGCACCATTACGGTGACGCTACTCAAAACCTCCCCGGTGAATAAAAAGCTGTCTCTGGCGTATAACGCGCAAAGCCAGTCCTCTGCCACCTGGGGCAATAACGTGATCGTCATTCGCAACACGGCATCGGGTGATATTTCTACTGCGCGTTCGTGTGCATTCCAGAAACAGCCTGATTTCAATAACGCTAAAGAGGGCGGAACCGTCGCCTGGGTATTCGACTGCGGCAAGATTGACCAGCTTCTCGGGGAGTTTTAACGCATGGAATTCGAAATTAAAGGCGTGAAATATCGCACCGCAAAGCTCAGCGTTTTCGAACAGCTGAAGGTGTCCCGCAAGCTGTTGCCGGTTCTGGCCGGGATGGTTTCGGACTTCCGGAGCGTTCAGGAGAAGATCAGCAGCAAAGACACCGAAGGCGCGATGGCTACCATCCTGCCAAAGATTGCCAATGCTGTGTCCGATCTGAGTGATGGCGACGTGGACGCTATCCTGTTCCCCTGTCTTTCCGTTGTTTCACGCGAGCACATGAAAGGCTGGGTGCCGGTCTGCCAGCATGGCGAAATGGCGTTTGACGATATCGACCTGCTGACCATGCTGCAACTGGTGGCGCGGGTGGTCGCCGACTCGCTGGGAAATTTTTTGCAAGGACTCCCTACCAGCGAGACGCCCACCCCGCTAGCGGAATAACCTTCAACAGCCTGCCGGGCGGTGAAGATTTTATTCTTCGCCCGGCGCTTGCCTTCCATATTGACCAGAAAGACCTTAACAGCGGTGCGGTAGACCTTTGCCGCATCGCGCTTCTCAATGACTACCTCGACATGCGCGAGGATAACGACGCCCGGGTAGATAAATGGAGAGCGGCCAATGAGCGGTAACGCAGATACGATTAAAGACTTCCTTGTTTCGCTGGGATTCGATATCGATCAGGCTGGCGCTAATAAGTTTGAAGCCGTGCTGAAAGGCGTTACCGCAAACGTTCTGAAGGTCGGCGCGGTGGTGGAAGGCGCAGCGCTGAGCATTGTCGGATTTACCACCCAGATCGCGAATGGTCTGGATAAAATTTACTGGGCATCTCAGCGGACGGGGGCCAGCGTCCAGGGCATCAAAGCGCTGGGCTATGCCGCATCGCAAACCGGTGCCAGCGCTGAGTCGGCCATGTCCTCCCTCGAAGGGCTGGCTGGCTTCATGCGTAGCAATCCGGGGGCGGAAGGGTTCCTGAACCGTCTTGGTGTCCAGACCCGTGATGCCAGCGGAAAGATGCGTGATACTGCGGCCATCTTTACTGGCGTTGGGCAAAAGCTCAACAACATGCCGTATTACCGCGCGAAACAATACGCGCAGATGCTTGGCATCGATGAAAACACGCTGATGGCGATGCGCAGAGGGATGGGGCAGCTCAGTTCTGAGTACGCGTTGACGGCAAAGCGTATTGGTTTTAATGCTGAGTCAGCGGCTAAACAGTCCAATATTTTCATGACCTCCATGCGTAATCTGACGATGACGCTTGGACAGGCGAAAGACAAGATTGGCTCTAACCTAGCTGGTGGCCTTGCTGGCAGTATTGATAACTTCCGCAGGCAGATACTCGACAACTGGCCGAAGATTGAAGCGGTCATCACGAAGATCATCAAAGGAATTCTCTGGGCAGGTGACGCGATTACCCGCGTGTTATGGCGAACTGGGCAAGCTGTTGAGGGTGTGATCGCCTGGTTCAAAAAGCTGAACCCAGCCACGCAGCAGCTTATCGCATTGTTCAGTGGGCTGTTGGTTGCATGGCGGCTGCTAAATACCGCTTTCATGTCATCACCCTTGGGCATGATAACGACGCTTATTATTGCACTTGGTCTGCTCTTGGATGATTACCAGACGTGGAAAGAAGGTGGCAAAAGCCTGATTGACTGGGGGAAATGGAAGACTGAAATTGATCAGGCCGTCAAAATGATTGGTGACCTGAAAAAGACTGTTACGGACCTGACAAAAGCGCTGGCTAAGTTGCTCGGTATTGACCCCAAGTCATGGTCCCTAAAGTGGGATTTTAGCAACTTCATTTCGCAAATGGGTGAGTTCGGCAAGATGCTGAACATGATCGCTGATTTGCTGAATGCCATAAAAGATGGCAACTGGGCGCAGGCCGCTAGTATAGGCAAACAGCTGCTAAATCAGGGCAGCGGGCAACCGAGTGCCACACCGGCAGTAGAGGATAGCGCCAACAGAAGCGCTGACTGGGTTAAGGAGAATCTGGGATTTGACCCGCGCAGCGTAGGCAGAACCATTCGCGGGTGGTTTGGTGATGATGAGCCTGACCAACATGCCCAGTCTGCTAAAGCTCCACGAGGTATTAGAAATAATAACCCCGGTAATATCGACTTTCGTGGGCAATCTGGGGCGACGCTCGAAAGGCCTGGCGGCAGGTTCGCCCGGTTTGAAACTGCCTATGATGGCCTGAAAGCGCTTTCCCGACAATTAATGCGCTACTTTGAAGGTAAGACGACAGGCAAGCCGCTGCAAACCCTTAACGATATAATCTCTACGTGGGCACCGGGGAATGAAAATAATACCGGTGCTTACATTGCTCAGTTATCGAAAATGATGGGTGTGGCTCCTGATGCCATTCTCAACCTTAAAGATCCGCAGGTAATGTCCTCTCTGATGAATGGAATTATCCATCATGAGAACGGGAGAAACCCTTACCCAAGTGAATTGGTTCGTATGGCCGCTGGTGGCGGTGCTTCACAAAACATACAGCAAGAAACGGTTATTAATATTCACGGTGTATCTGATCCACGTGAGGCTGCCAATATCACAGTTGAGCGGCAGAAGAACGTTAATTCACAACTAACTCAACAACTTCGAACGGTGCCGAGCTAATGGATATTCTCTCCGCTATTTTTCGCCAGCAATCCCGGCGAATTGGAATATTAATCCCCAGCGTGGTTGTTTCTGAAAAGCATTCTGATGCGCTCGAAATTACTGAGCACCCGGTGGAGAAGCCAACAACGAATAGCGCGTCGGGTTTCATCGCCGATCATGCGTACAAGCGCCCCAGTGAAGTCACAATGGAATGCGGCTTCGCTGGTGGCGGTTCGTTGCTGGATTTCATTGATACATCTTCAATCGGTCTTAGCGCTGGGCTTAGCCCAAAGGAGACATACCAAAAGCTGCTGGATATGCAGCTTGAGCGCGTACCGTTCGATGTGGTTACCGGGAAGAGGGTGTACACCAATATGCTGGTGCGAGCCATTGAGGTGACGACCGATAAAACCAGCGAGAACGTGCTGAACTGCACGCTTACCCTGCGTGAAGTGATCATGTCGCAGACATTTAAAAAGCAGGTCGCAGATAAGTCGGATATGCAGGACGGGGTTAGTACATCAGCTGTGCAGAATTCCGGGACTAAATCCACCACCCCAGTAAATGAATCGGTAATTAAGTCAACAGGGTGGTTTGATGGACTAAAAGGAACCAGTCTTGGTAACTCTATAGGTATCCAATGAATGTAACTGAAATCCCTTTATCGCCGGATAACCAGCTATTTCGCATTCAGTTAGCAGAGACAACATACACGCTGAGAGTCATTTGGCGTGATTCTGCTGGCTGGATTCTGGATGTACAAGATAGCAGTGGCGAACCGCTTCTTTCAGGTGTGCCGCTGGTAACCGGTGTAAATCTTCTTGAGCAATATCCTCAACTAGGTATTAACGGGGCGTTGCTCGTTGGCTGCGATGTAGGCGCACCGGACGAGCCCACCAAAACCAACCTCGGCACATACAGCCATCTCATTTTCGTACAGGAGTAGCAATGTCTCTTAACTGGATGCGCCATTTTGAGCTGCAACTGTTGGACCAGAACGGGCAGGGCGTTTCCCTGTCGGACTTTAAGGTCACGTTCCAGATCGAGTGGGCAGACACACGCTGGCCGCGCGTGGCGAACGTGAAAATTTACAACCTTTCGACCGATACCACGAACAAGATACTGGGGCAGGAGTTTGCCAAAATTCGCATCATTGCCGGGTATGACGGTATAGCGCCGGATGTTGATGCGAGCCAGGTCGGAGTCGCCCGGGAGATTTCACCAGACCAGATAGGGCAGGTGAACGGTCAGAACTACGGCCTGATTTTTGACGGTGATATTCGCTTCACTGTCACCGGGAAGGACAATATCACCGATTCCTGGGTGCTGATTCAGGCTATTGGTGATCACGAAGCGTTCCTCTATGCGACTACCATCACCACGCTTGCAGCTGGTTATACCGTTGCGGATCTGCACCGGGCGACGATGCAGGATTTCAACGCGTTCGGCGTGACACAGGGCATTACCGGCGACTTTCCAGATACAGTGTTTCCTCGTGGCCGCGCGATTTATTCATCCACCCGTAATGTGATGGATAATATTGCTGCGCAGTGCAAAGCGACATGGCAACTGGTGGATGGTCAGGTCCAGATGGTGCCGGAGGATAAATATATTCACGAAGCCATTGTGTTGAATGCCGATACTGGCCTGATCGGTATGCCGCAACAGACGATGGGCGGCGGCGTAAACGTGCGGTGCCTGATAAACCCAAACATCCGTATTAATGGTCTTATCCAGCTCGATCAGGCTTCGGTGTACCGCGCCGCGCTCGGCAATAGCGAAATCGCACAGTCGCCCGGGCGTATCACCGAAACAGAAGAGAACGGCAACCGTGTGCTGACCGGCACGACGTCACAGGCTGCCAGCATTGCGACGGATGGCGTTTATATCGTCAAAGCTATCGACTATACTGGCGACACCAGAGGTCAGGCGTGGTACATGGATTTGATGTGTTTTGCGCGTGGCAGTCGTGACATGCTGAACAATGCCGCTAAAGACAAGGCGTTGCCATGAGGATAATTGTGAAACTAACTCAAGTGCTATTAGCTACAGCATTTATTTTTTCATCTTCAGCTTTTGCTGACGGGCAATGCGGGCCGTTTAGGTTAAGCGCTGGCCCAGACGATGGTTGGTTTCGCATTAATGGCGCCAAGCCTGAATCTCAGAAAGTCACCTTCCTGAAAGGCAAAGAAGACTACGACAACATCAAGATTGACTGGCGCATGGCTACTGACCAACCCGGCCGCTGGGTTGGGCTCGAATACATCAAGCGCAATGGCAAAGCCATTCTCAACGCACAGTGGTTGCAAGCCAGCATGAATGCGCCGCGTCAGTATGCAACATACGACTGCGTGAAGGTTAAGTGATTCTTCGCATGATCAAAAAACCAGTGCCATTTCGATTTTCTTCACTGTTACAATGCGGGAAACATCAATAGAGCTCGGCGCATGGACAAAGAAACAAGAAAGCAAATAGAGAGAGATCTCGATAATGAATTAATGAAAATGTTATCCGTTGTAACGATGGATAAGTTTTCCAGCTTTCTCGTGGAAAGAGGAATTGAAGGTTTAACATGTAAGATGTGCGGCAGTGACGACATTGGTGTTCCTCTTATGGCTCCTATTGGGCATCAGGCTTTTTTAAATTATTCGAAAGTTGATGGCGGTGGACCTCCGCACTCCCTTTATAATTATGAGTACAGGCTACCATGTAACAACTGCGGATTTGTGCATAGTTTCGCTGTTTACCCTGTGCTTAAATGGATAGAAGATCAGGAGGGAGACGGTGGCTCAAAGGCAGACTGATAACGTAACGATGGGGAGATTCCCGCCGCTCAGAAAAAGAGAGGGTGGCGAACCACCAACAGGAGAGGATGACATGCAACAGCGAGTAAGGGAGCTTGAAAAAGACGTCCAGTCTATCAAGACAGACTTGGCTGTCATGAAATCAAATTACGCCACAAAAGAAGACGTCAGCAACGCCAAGAACAGTATCATTATGTGGGTTGTCGGTGCGGTTATTTTTGCTCAATTAATACCTGCGCTTCCTGCAATCCTTGATGCCGTCAAACGAATGTTGAGTGGCTAACTAACAGCCAATTGCTTCAATCCATTCTTTGATCACTAACCCGCCTCCGAGCGGGTTTTTTTTATGGGGTTTTTATGCCAATTCCAACTCAATCACAGATCGGCGGTGAGCAGCAGACCGCGCAGGCCATTGCCGATTCGGTGTCTACCCAGATGCGCGTAGCGATGCCTGGCATCATTCAGTCGTTCGATCCTGACACTGTTACCTGCACAGTAGAGGTAGCGCTTCGCGGTATTGTTGGCGATGGCTCCACCGAATTAAAACCGCTGGTGGATGTGCCTGTCATCTTCCCGCGCGGCGGCGGTTGCACGCTGACCTTTCCGGTTAAAGAAGGCGACGAGTGCCTGCTGATCTTTGCTGACCGTTGCATCGATTTCTGGTGGCAGAGTGGCGGCGTTCAGGAGACCGTCGACCCGCGCCAGCATGACTTATCTGATGCGTTCGCCATCGTTGGCCCGCAGTCGCAAGCGCAGAAAATCAGCGGTATCAGTACCAGCGCCGCGCAGCTGCGAACCGATGATGGCTCGGCGTTCGTAGAGGTCGCAGCAGGGCATAACATCACCGTTAAAACGCCGGGCAAGCTTACGGCTACGGCTAAAGGTGGAACGACAATCACATCCCCGACTATCACCCTGAACGGCAACGTAACGATTAACGGTAATCTTTCTCAGGGAATGGGCGAAAGCGGAGGAACGGCGACGATGCTCGGACCGGTGACGGTAACGAATGACGTAAAAGCTTCTGGTGTCAGTGTCGCCACGCATAAACATGGCGGAGTTCAGACTGGCGGGGGAACTACTGGAGGGCCGCAATAATGCGATACCGACGAGAGGATGCTGACGGCGATTACACTTTCGGGCAGGGTGATGACACCTTCCTTATCGACAGTCCGGAGTGTGTCGCCCAGGCCGTAAAAACCCGTTTCGAACTGTGGCGCGGTCAGTGGTTTCTCGATCTGACGGAAGGTACGCCGTATGTTCAGTCAGTGCTTGGGAAACAGCGATCAGACGTCTACATCCTGGCTATACGCGAACGCATTCAGGACACGCCGGGCGTTCTGTCGATTCTTTCCTTCGATACCAACTATGACGGCACCAGCCGCCGCGTCACTTTCACTTCCTCCATTGACACAATCTACGGCCAGACGACTGTAACAAGCGAGGCATAAATGGCTTTGAACCTCGACACGCTGGGGCTATCGGCAACGGTAACCGCCCAGGGGATTAGTGCGCCTGACTATCAGACAATCCTCGATACACTGACCAGCTATTTCAGGCAGATTTACGGTAGTGATGCTTATCTCGAACCAGATAGCAAAGACGGGCAAATGGTCTCGCTGGTGGCTCTTGCCGTGCATGATGCTAACAATACCGCTATCGAGATCTACAACTCGTTTTCACCGACGACAGCGCAGGCCGCAGCGCTTAGCAGCAATGTGAAAATCAACGGGATCACGCGAAAAGTAGCGACAAACTCTACTGCTGACCTTCTGTTAACCGGTACGGCGGGCACGACTATCACGAATGGCTCCGCACGGGATAAAAACGGCATTATCTGGAATTTTCCCGCGAGTGTAGCGATCGGCGTTGATGGTACTGTGCTGGTGACGGCCACATGTGCAAATAGCGGTTCGGTTGCGGCGATGGCCGGGACTATCACCACCATTAACACACCGACTCGCGGCTGGCTGTCGGTAACCAACCCAGCTGCGGCTACTGTCGGTTCACCAGCTGCGCATTCGGCAGGGACAGAGCGTCGCTCTGCCATCCCTCACACCGTTTGAAGGCGTCGACGGTGCGATCGCCAACGTTGCAGGTGTGACACGTCACAAGCTCTACGAGAATGATACTGGTGCAACCGACAGCAACGGGCTGCCGCCACACTCAATTTCTGCCATCGTCGATGGTGGGGATGTTACCGAGATAGCCCAGACCATCAGGGGGAATAAAGGGCAGGGAACGGCAACCTACGGAACAACTTCTGTTACGGTGCCGGATACTTACGGTAATCCTCACGTCATCAGTTTTTCACGCTCTACCGATGTGCCAATTTTCGTAGCCATTACCCTGAAAGTTTTTACCGGGTATACCTCTCAAATCGGCGAGCAGATCAAACAGGCTGTTGCCGACTATATTAATGGCCTGACAATTGGCGACGACGTTCTGCTGAGCCGTATTTATTCTCCGGCAAACCTTGGCGTTGTGAGCGGCGGTAATGCCCGATATTACGACATTGCCGACCTGCTGATCGGTAAGTCGTCTGGCAGCGTATCGGCATCAAATATTGATATTGCCTATGATGCTTCGGCGTCCTGTAGCACCGCGAATATCACAATCACGGTGACCTCATGAGCAAATACACCGAACTGATCACTAACTACCACGCTACCAAGCCACTCTTTTTTGACCATATAGATCTGAGCACCCGCCCGCTGATTGATGTTTCCAGCACTATGTCAGGGCTTGTAACAGCCTTTGATATCGATACGGCGGTAGGAGTGCAGCTCGACACGCTCGGGCTTTGGATCGGACGCAGCAGAGTAATAAGCCAGCCAATTTCTGGCGTCTATTTCAGTTGGGACACGGATGGTCTTGGGTATGATCAGGGCGTGTGGCAAGGGCCATATGACCCAGACGCCGGTTATACAACACTGGGGGATGACACCTACCGCATCATTCTGAAAGCGAAAATCGCTATCAACAACTGGGACGGCCGCAACGACTCTCTGCCGCCCATTCTTGACGCTGCGACTTCAGGCTCTGGCCTGAAAATGCAGATCGTCGACAACCAGGACATGACGATTTCGGTCTGGGTATTTCCCGAGACAGATATTGCTGATGTGCCCCTCGAGCTGATCGCCGCGATTAAACAGGGCTATCTGACAGTAAAAGCCGCCGGCGTATGGGCCGGTGATGTTGAAACACCGTCCGAGGGATCTAAATTCTTTGGGTTTGACATGGATAACGAATACATCGCCGGATTTGATGATGGCGCATGGGGGAAATTACTGTAATGGCTAAAAATAACTTCAAACCTTTCGCCACTGGCGCCGGTGCCAACGTGACCTCGCAAGCCGACTGGGAAGCCTTAACCGCGCTGCTTACGGGCTTTCGGTCAGGTAAAGCCGCAAGCGCGCAGGTGAATAAAGCGCTTCGTCAGGGAACGGTAATGGCAAGCGTCATTGGACAGTTCATCGCTGACAGTACCGGCCAGGACGTTCTGGATAATGGCAACACGTCAGTACTTCTGACCAATTTTCTCAACGCACTTAAAACCAATACATACGGGCGTCTGCTGAATGTTCGTACTTTTACAGCGAGCGGAACGTACACGCCAACAATGGGTACGAAGAAAATCAGGGTTCGCATCGTGGGCGGCGGCGGGGCTGGAGGTGGGGCTGGCCCGCCCACCCCCTCCGTTGATTTAAA